GTGTGCTTTCATCAAATTTGCCATTTGTTAGATTCATCACTCGAGGATCGCCATACTCTTTAAAAAACACCTTCTTACCATTCACCATTTGGACATATCGTCGGAATTTTTTCCAGCGTTTGATTTTTTTCGGCACTCCGTTTTCTGTGATGGTAAATTCAACTTCTTCCGGCACTGTATAGGAACACACCCTCATGTTTTGGCAATCGATGTATTCAATTCCAGCCGGCCTTCCCAGTCCATCCCGCAACACCTCAATAAAGCCGTTTCCTGTCTTTTCCCGATCTTCAAGAGCATATCCTAAAATCGTTTCGGCTGATTCATCAAAGTTGAGATAACGGACAAACTCTTCCAATCTAGTCCATTCCAATTCAGCTTGATTGATCTCATTATCGTTAACATCATTATCATTGATGTCAAATGTGTACTCTGGCTGAAAACCAAAGCCGACTATATTCGTTCGATAGGCGTCCACACACTGTTGGAGGATTGTTGAATATTCAGCAATCTGCTTTAGTTCCTTCAAATTGTAAGGAGGTTGTATAATATCATCGCCGTATTGGTTTTTAAACTCATCTTCATAAATCTGCTTAGTAGTAGTGCTCGGTGCTTCCGTTTTAATCACTCTAACCCTCATTTGCTGCTGCGGCATGATTTACCTCCTTTCTCTGTTTGGTCTTTGACGCTCTTTCGGTTTATCTTTTCTGTTTAATGTCTGTACAGCGTATCTCATTGCGTCCATTAAATGATTGAATTCATCGATTGGTTTATTAAGTGTATTTCCTTCACGGTCTTTGTCGAACACATAGTTATTGATCTCTTCTATAAAGTTTTTACATTTTGGATGGATAATTATTTGGTAGTTTTGAATATATTGAATCCCATGAATTACGCTGTCTTTTCCTTTCGAGCAAGGCCTAATCCTCTTTAAACCGAGTATCCTTAATTCATCAATAGATTTTCTTTCAGCACTATCAGCTACGATTTCACTATGTTCATACCCCATTTCTTTAAGTCGCTCATAAATTTGTTGGTTTCTTAATCCAACCTGATACATCTCATCAAAGATGTACAATTTCTTATTTTCCTTATCTGCTGCTATGGCAACAAATGCAGACGGATCATGGACATATCCAAAGTCAAGACCAAATACGGTTTTATTACATTCAGAAATCACTTTGTCAATATCAAATTCTTCTACTTTGAAATTCTCATAGACAAGACCTTCTGCAACGCCCCATTCACCGTCACAAACAATTCTTGCGCGACGTGGATTCGTCTTCCAAAGTGATTCATACCGCTTTCTGTCTTGTTCATCTAACCATTCATTCACTCTGAATGTCGTTGTAATAGCAAAAGTGTCATCTTCTCTTGTTTTTTCATCAAAAAAAACACGTTTCAACCAATGGCGCTCCGACCAAGGGTTAAACGTGACTGTTACTTGCTTAAAAAATTCCGGATCGTCATATGAACCCCTTATGGATTCTACAACGGTCCTGAATTTATCTTCAGATTCAATTTCATATGCTTCCTCAAACCACACCCAGCAAAGAATGCCAACATCAACAGAAATAGACGTAATTTTAAGTGGGTCGTCCAATCCACGAAAGATAATCTTCTGTCCAGTCGGAGTGTATGTCAATTCTGGCAAACTTTCATTCGTTTTCCATAAGTGAGATACATCTAGTTTGTTGATCGCCCACTTTAAATCAGTGTAACACGACTGTTTCAATGTGTTAGAGAAGCGACGTGTAACTAATGTATTGGCCCATTTGTATTTCATCATGCGATAAATGAAATTTAGGGCAGTTGTTTTAGATTTTTTTGAACCACGTGAACCTTTCACAACACGGTAGAAGTTTTTGTTATGCCAAAATCGGTTGTATCCGCCGCCGATTAATCTGGCAATATCAATCGTCTTCTGGGACATTGTCTACAAAAACCGGTGTTATCACTTCTACCTGTTGCTTTTCGGTCCACATTCCTAGGTGTTTACCTAGTAATTCAAGGGCCTTCATTTTATCGTGAAGTTTTATCTTTTTTTGACGTTTTTCTGATTCTCCACCATTCGGGAAAACGTTATAGTTCACCGTCTCAGATACTTCGGCTAAAAGTGTGCCATCTACCTCGTCTGAATTCAAAATAGTAACACCGTATTCGTTCCACCTGACAAAATCTTTCATATTCGAAAATGCGATTTTGGCGAGTTCTTGAACCACTCGATCGGCTGTAACCTCTGTTCTTTTAGAGCGCTCGTCCATCGCTTCTTTAATTGCCTTTTGAATGTCTGGTTTTGTTAGGTTTTCTTGTCCTATTTTCCTTGCAGTTTTTTTGCTATACCCCGCTCTTATGGCAGCTTGGGTAGCATTTAGATCAATGAGGTATTCCTCGATAAACCTCTGTTGTTTCGGAGTTAATTTAGCCATCTTACATCACTCCTCCACCTCCGAATAGAGTTTTTTAGCAAAAGAAAAAGGGGCTGTCCAGAAAGTCAAAATCCACTGAAAATAAAACATCATAAGCATTGATATATCAGTGTTTCTAAAACATTAAAGGGGCGTCTATAAGCCGGAAAATCGACTTATTAGACAGCCCCATATAAAGAGCCTAAATTGCCCCGTTATTCCTTAAATTTCTCATTATTTGAGGATTGTCGTTCTCAATACTATAAAAGAAAACTTCATCCATATGATTTTCAATATCCCATTCTTCAATGCTCGATTCATTTGTGGTTATTAATATTATCTTTCTGGATTCATTTTTTTTAATATCATCTAAGAATTTTTTATACCTTTTTTCATTATCTAGTACAGTTTGTACAGGGAAAAATAATGTAAAAGTTCCATGGTTTCCCTTTGGATTAAATTGTGTATGAGTTGTATAACTATTTATATTTACGGTCATGTTCCCTAATTTATAAGTAGTTGTAGATTTAACTGTGTTTGGCAATAGTTTTTTCTTAAAAGCACGATTAATATGGAATGATATATCAACCATTGAACTTGTTCTTATGATACCTTTGTTAAATTTTTTATTCAAACAAGAGAGAACTACTCTTAACTTAGCATCGTTATCGTAACCTCTTACCAATAGCGTTTTTTTGGTTTTATCAAGTAAAAATCCCATCACATTTTTAATAGCATTTTGTTCATCAATCATATAATCCCCTCCGCCTACTCATTTCGACAAAAGGAGATAAAATCCTGCATTTTTTAATCTAAGTTCTGTGGCTTAGCACTCCGCTCCGTTCCTACCTCATATTCTAACGATAAGATTTCAC